CTGCTGGGGCGCCGGATGCGGGGCGTACGCCTGCGGCGCGGGCTGCGGCGCCTGTCGGGGCGGGTACGCCTGCTGCTGGTAGCCCTGCGGCGCGTACTGCTGCGGGGCCTGCTGGCCGTTGGGGTTCTGGCTCATGAGGACGACCTCGTCGGGGATGATCTCGACCTTCGAGCGCCTGCCGCCACCGTTCTTGTCCTCCCAGGAGCTGTAGCGCAGCTTCCCCTCGATGGCGACCTTCATGCCCTTGCGCAGGATGCGCGAGAGCGCCTCGGCGCGGTTGCCGAACATGGTGCAGTCGATGAAATTGGGGTAGTCCTCCCACTCCCCCGTCTGCTGGTTGCGGCGGCGGTCGTTAACCGCGACGCCGAAGCCTAGCACCTGCGTGCCGCCCGGCGTGACGCGCAGCTCGGGGTCTCGGGTCAAATTGCCCGACACGACCACTCTGTTGATGCTCATCTGTATGTCTCCTCTCCGCCGCTCGTCCATGTCCTCTGGATGTCGGCGTCTACTGTCTTGATTCGCAGCTTCAGCGCCATGATCGCCTCGCTCGATGCCTTGTAGAGGGCTTCGGCGCAGTCGCGCAGCTGCTTCTTCTCGGCTATCTCCTCGCGCCCCCGGCACAGGTCGCCGATGATGGTCACCGGCGTGCCCTTGGAGCGCTCCTCGAGGATGGCGATGCGCAGCGCCTTGCGGTAGTCCGCCTCGTTCTCGGCGTACTGCTGGCCGGTCCGCCTGAGCGTGTCCAGCTCCGCCATGAGGCGCTCGAACAGCTCCTCGCGCTGCGCGTACATGTCCTGCATGGCCTACAGGACGCGCCACGTCGGGGTGGCGCAGCAGCCGGGATGCTTCTTGAACTCCTCGTACTGCTCTTTCGACTCGAAGGCGTAGGCCGTGCCGCAGGCCTTGCACTTCGCCGTGAAGCCGCCGCTCTCGGGCGGCTCCTTCTCGGGCTTGTCCGACAGCGCGTCCGGGTCGCTCTGCCCGTCGATGGCGAACAGGCCGCAAAGCGCGTACTTGCGCGCGTAGCTCGACGCCATCCCGGTCACCTGCGCGTCGTCGGAGCCGCTCTTGTGCTCCGCCTCGCGGGCGTAGGCCTTGAACTCCTTCTTCTCGCCGTGCCCGTCCACGAAGAACAGGGTGCACGTGGCCTCGACGTAGTAGCGGTCGCCCACCTTGCAGATGTTGTCGTGGAGCGTGAACGCCACGCCCGCCTCCTTGCAGGGCTCCTTGAGCGCGGCGACGATGTCCTCGAACGAGCGGTAGCTGAACTTCGCGAACGCGTTGTAGCGAGCCTTGGGGACGGTCACGGAGCGCTGAACCTTGGCTATCGCCTGGGAGAGCGTCATCTCCTCCTCCGCCATCTAACACACCCCCTTGCACTTGATGGTGCCGGTGATTCCGCGCTCGCGCAGCGCCGCGGCGAGCTGCTCCATCTGCGAGCGCGTGGCGGACGGGATCTCGACCGTCCAAGCGCAGGACAGCTCGGGGCGCGCCGCGACGGCGGGCTCAGCTTGGCGCCTCGGAACGGGACGCGGCGCGGGCCTGGACTCGACCGCCTCGCGCATGGCGGCGATGCGGGCGTCCTCCTCGTCGGCGGCGCGGGCGGCGTTGAGCGCCGAGCCGAGGTCGAGCGTGCGGAACAGCTCGCGCTCGGCGACCTCGTAATGGGCCATGGAGCCGCGCTGGGCCTTGAGCGTGTCCCAGTCGCGGGCGACGGCGGAGACCTTCTCCTCGAGGGCCTTCTTCGCCTTGACCTCGCCGAAGGATTTGTTGAGCCACTTGTCGTCGTGCAGGCGCTCGTAGGGCACGACCGGCGCGAGAAGCTCGGCGAACTCCCTGTAGTGGGCCTCGAGCGCGGCCCTCGCGCCCGCCCGGCGCCTCTCCTCCGCCCCGTCGAGCTGCGCCTTGATGCCGTCCGACGCTCCGTCGATGATGGACGTGATCTCCTTGCAGCGCTTCTCGAAGGCGGCGAGCGGCTTGTTGTACTCGCGCTTCACGGCCTTTCGGCGCTCCTCGATCTCGTTCTTCAGGCCGTTGAGGTAGTGGCGGTCGTTCTTGGCCTCCTTGATGGACTCGTCCTTGGTCAGGTCGTACTTGGCGCCCTCGTAGTCCGCGACCTTCGCGCGGATGCTGGCCTCCATCGCGTCGAAGTTCGCGCTGATGACGGACGGCGAGTACGTGACGACGAGGTCGGGCGCCTCCTGCTCCTCGATGACCTCGGCCACGACCTCCTCGGCCTTACTCTCCCCTGCCATTACCTGACCTCCTCGTTGAGCATCTGGTTGTACTTCCTCTCGGTTATCGCCTCGTCGATGACGGCGTCGTGCCCGACAATCCACTTGGACAGTCTCTCGCGCGCGTCCAAGAACCTGTCGAACGCCTCGTCGGACTTGGTTATGCCATAGATGGTTAACATCGCCTGCTCCTCCGTGGCGAGCTCGGCCAGCTCGGCGAGCATCCCCTTGTAGTCGGCCATCACTCGGTCACCTCCCCGTCGTGGCTAACGAACAGGATCTGGGGCTGCTTGCTCTGGATGGACAGCCAGACCTCCTCGCCGCTCTTGCGGATGGCGTCGAACGCCGCGCTGTCCTCGGTGTCGACCTCGAACTGCAGGACGGCGACGCCGCCCTTCACGGTGGCCTGCTTGAACTTGGCCTCGATCTCCACCGGTATGTTTGTGCTCTCCATCGCTATTCCTCCCTGCCTGCACCCGCGAGCATCGCCGCGAACGTCTCCAACGTCATGGTCACGAACTGCTCGCCCGGGATGGCGGTCCCGCGGCGCTTCCAGACGACCACGCCGTATTCGGCCCCGCGGTTCCTGCGCTCGGTCTCCGCCTCGCGCAGCCACTTGGGCAGCTCGTGCCTTCCCTGGTAGTCCTTGCACTCGATCGCGATGCCCCGCCCGGCCATCGACACGCCGCGGATGTCTCCCGTGTCGTGCGAGCCGGTCTTGACCTGCCTGTCGATGTCGCTCCCCAGCCTCCCGGCGAGGTAGTCGGCGACCAGTCGCTCGAACCTCGTGCCCGCGTCCTTGGCGGTCCTCCTGCTCCTACTCATCGACAAAACCGTCCGATTTCGAGCGGTGCTTGTTGAATGCGTGCCTCAGGTGCGGGTAGCGCGCCTCCATGATGCGGGCGAGGCTCGGCGCGAGGCCGTTCTTCACGCCGACGTGCAGCTCGTTGCGCACCATGTGGATGAGGTAGTTGATCGAGACGTAGCCCTTGCGGTTGAGGCGGGTGGCCTGCTCGACCATGAAGTCCCGCGCCCGCGGGTGCTCGCCTATCCACGCGCGCGCGTCCGCCATGTCCTGCTCGCCGTCCGCGCCGAGGCCGAATATCTCGAGCTGGTTGCTCATCGGCTTCTGGCGGTACCTCTCGTCGTTACGCATTGACCGCTCCCGCCGCGCATGCCGCCTTTGCCGCCTGGACCGCGCCGTCCATCGTCGGGAGGACGAAGACGGTCAGGATCGCCGCGAACAGGACCGCGGCGGCGATGAAGCCGACCATGGCCCCCGCCCTGAACGCATCGGAGTCGAGCTGCTCGCGGACGGTCGGTCGATATGGCTTGGGTGCTATGATGGTCTGAGCCTCATGTCTGGGGCTGTTTCGGCGAGTGCTCACAAGTTGGTAGCTGGGGGCGCTCGCTTCTTTGTATGTGTACATCTTGTGTTCCCTTCTTATGTTTCCGCAGGTCAGGGCTAGGGTGCTTTTTAGGGTCTTTATTTTTGGGACTTTTTCGCGCGGCTCTTGGCGCTGTAGCACCTCTGCCGCTCGCGGTCGTTCCGCTTGGACCTCGCCGCCTCCTCGCGCATCGCGCTGGCCTGCTCCCTGAGGTCTGCCACGTGGCCCTCCTTCGTGCACTCCGCGCACCAGCCGTTCGCCTTGTTCAGCGGCTTGAACGTCATGCGCCCGCACTTCGGGCACATCCAGCGCTGCCGGAGCGATATGCCGCACTTCCTCGCCTGGAGCTTCACGGCCTCGGTAGTCCGCCCGAGCGCCTTGGCTATCTCCTTGGCTCCGTCGCCGGCGTGCTCCCTCAGGTACCGGATCTCACGTGTCGACCATCGCCTCACTGTCTCTTGCTCCCCTCCTTCCGCTCCCATTCCCGGTACGCCGCCCGAAGCGTCGAGCACATGGTGTCGAGCGCTATCTCGCGCGGTGTCTTGGGCTTACTTTCGTGCTCCTTGGCGTCCATCTAGGACACCATCTTTACTGTTCGCTCTTCCGTGCGAGCCATGAGGTAATCGAGGCTGCATCCGAACAGGTCAGCCATTTGGCAGAGCATGCTCACTTTCACAGGGGTCTCGCCGGCCTCCCAAGAGCCGAGTGCTGAACGGGATACACACAGCTCATCAGCCAGGTCTTGCTGCGACATCTTCAGACGCGCGCGCTCGGCTGCAATGTTGTTTTTCATCGTTCCTCCTTCCGACATCCCCGTTTTGGGTATCTCGGTAAGAGACTATAGCGCCATTATGGGTACTTTGCAAGATAAAATGTTGCAGAAAGTCCCCAAAGCGGGTATCTTTTTCTTATGTAGAAAGGAGAAGCGATGCTGCTCAAGGAATACCGCCGGATGCGCCATTTGACGCAGGAAGACGTTGCAAAGGTCCTCGGCATTCCGAAGAAGACCTACCAAAACTATGAACGCGAGGTCAGAGAAGCTGATTCCGATGTCCTCTGCCGACTTGCCGACTACTACAAAATCAGCCTTGACGAGCTTGTCGGAAGACAGCCTGCTCCCCAGTTGATAGACGATGCAACCGGACGTGATGCGGACAGGCTTACTGCCATTTTCTACTCACTCGACAAGACTGGCCGCGCAGTGCTTCTTGATGTCGCAGCTTCACTTGAGAGAAACCTGCTGAAGGAATAGGGATAGCCACGACATGGAATACCGCTACGTACTTGCCCATTACTTAGATCAGGCAGGGATGTCACAGGCTGAGCTAGCTGCCAAAATCGGCTCACCGCGCTCAACGGTCTCTGCGCTCCTCAGCGGAAGGGCCAAGGAGCCAACGCTGGGGAAAGCAAAGGCCATAGCTGACGCATTGGGCGTATCTCTCGATGAAATGGCAAGGAAAACGCTTGGAGAGTGATAGCCACGATGGCCGCAAGGTTAAGGCTGAGAGAAGCCAGACTGAAGTACGGAGCTAAGCAGGCGGAAGTCGCATCGATACTGGGCGTTTCCGTATCCAGCTATTCAATGATGGAGAGTGGCACGCGCACGACAAGTGGCGACAAGATTGCCAAGCTCGCAAGGTTCTATGGATGCTCGGCGGACGAGCTGCTGGGAACTGGCGCGTGGGAAGCTCACGACATGCAGCTGGCGCGCGCACTGAATGAATACATTGCTGAGCTCGGCATGCGACAGGTCGACGTTTGCCGAAAATCGGGCCTATCAGACGCCCACGTCTCACAGCTTTTCAGCGGAAAGATAAGAGACCCAAAGGTTAGTGTCGTGAGAAAGGTTGCTCAAGCCATGGGAATATCCGTGGACGACCTACTCGATAGAGCAGAATCGTACCGCGAGTAAACACAAAAGAGCCCCGTCGGCAGCGCCGGTACCGCTTTGGCCGACGGGGCATCCAACCAGTGCACCCATGCAAACTCAACTTGAAGGAAGGGTGACATACACATTATGCCAAAGAGTGCGGTGATATACGCGAGGTTCTCGTGTAACAGGCAGCGCGAGGCGTCCATCGAGGACCAGCTGCGCGTCTGCCGCGAGTGGTGCGCGCGCGAGGGCTACGAGGTCGCGGCGGAGTACTGCGACCGCGCCGTGTCGGGGCGCACCGACGACCGACCCGAGTTCCAGCGGATGATAGCCAACGCCGGCGAGAGCGAGATCGTCCTCGTCTACATGATGGACCGCTTCAGCCGCGGCGAGTACGACGCGCCGATATACAAGCGCGAGCTCGCCACGCACGGGGTCAAGCTGGTCTCGGCGCTCGAGCAGATACCCGACAGCCCGGAGGGCATCATCTACGAGAAGCTGCTCGAGGGGCTCGCCGCCTGCGAGTCGAGGAAAACCGCCATCAGGACCAAGCGCGGCATGGAGGGCAACGCCCTCAAGTGCAAGACAAACGGCGTGCGCATCTTCGGATACCGCAGGAACGAGGACGACGAGTACGAGGTCGACGAGGCGCAGGCGGCGTGGGTGCGCGAGGCCTTCGCGCTGAGGCTGGAGCGCATGTCCATGAACGCGATAGCGCGCGAGTTCGCTCGGCGCGGCCTCAGGACGCGCAAGGGCAGCCCGTGCGGCCAGGCGATGGTGCAGCAGATGCTGCGCGACCGAAGGTACACGGGCAGGTACGAGTGGGGAGGCATCGTCCGCGAGGGCGGGATGCCGGCGATAGTGGACGAGGTGACGTTCATGGAGGTCCAGGGAATCAAGTGCCGCAAGCAGCGCTCGAGCGAGAACTGGGGCGACTTCGCCCTCGCGGGGACGGCGCTGTGCGCGGAATGCGGCAGGAACCTGCAGGGCGTGAGCGGCAGGGGCCGCAACAACGTGAAGTACGAGTACTACAGCTGCCCGGGGTCGTGCGTCCGCAACATCAGGCGCGAGGAGCTCGAGGGCTCCATAGCCTCGGCGCTGCGCGGGCTGCTCGGCGACCGCGGCGAGGCGCTGCAGATAGCCAACATGGTAGCGGAGCGCGCGGACACGGCCGAGGTGCGGGCTCGCCGCAGGCAGGCCGAGGACTCGCTCAGGGCCGCGGAGAGGGGCCTGAGGAACATCCTCAACGCCATCGAGCAGGGCGTGATAGCGCCGGGCGTGAACGAGCGCATAGCCGAGCTCGAGGAGCAGCAGGCGCGCGCGAGGTACGACCTCGAGGCCATCACGGACGAGCGGATAGACCCGGAGCGCTTCGCCGACTTCCTGCAGTGCGGGACGGCACTCGACGACGCGACGCTGCTGAAGGCGTTCGTGTGGCAGGCTGTCGTCTCGGAGGACGAGATACTGGTCACGCTGAACTACGACAAAAAGGGCGAACCCGCCAGATTGGACATCCAGCGGGTTCGAGCAAAATTGGAATGGTGCCCCATGTTGGATTCGAACCAACGGCCTTCTGCTCCGGAGGCAGACGCTCTAATCCCCTGA